GAAAGAGAGCCCAAGTTGTGCTGTCCTCTATGTCTAAAGTAGCACCAGAAGCAGCAGTGTTGCTGTCTTTCAAGTTAAAAGTAAGTTCAGGGAGTGTATCTCCTACTACTAATTTTATTGTGTCTGAATACGCCATAACTAATTATACCTATAAATTGTTATAAAGAGGAGTTAAGTCTTTTAGCCTTAAATCTCCTGTGAATAAATCATACCCTTTTTCTACAGTTGGTCCAAGTGGGCCTACCCACATAGGATCTCCATACCTTTTATCTTCCATAAACAAAGGAAGTGCTAGAGTAAAAGGCCCAAGTACTCCGGACCTATCGATAATCTCTGTAGTATACTCACCCCAATCCATTTGTTGCGATCTTCTATAATTTTTATCTTCTGGGCTTACACCTGGTAAAACCCAAGCTAACCCAACTTTAAATCTTTCACGTAAATCAAACCCTAACATAGTTAATGGTAGTAAAGTTGCAGCACCTAAGAACAAAGGTACAGCTGCTCCTGTTAATCCCGCTTCTGTATATCTACTTTGCATCTCATTCATAGAACCACCTACGATAGTTTTACCATATGCATAGAAGAAAGATTTAAGTTGCCACACTAAAGCAAAATGTGGGTTAGAAGCCCAAATAGGTCTTTCTGCTGCGTTTGGTCTTACTATAGACTCATCTACAAACCTAGCTAACGCTAATTTTATTTTCTCATTACCTGCTTCATTAATATTACCACCAGCCCAACTGTTTACTTCTTCTGCGGTCAATCCTAGCTCTTTTAGGTATCTTATTGATCTTTGATTACCAGCTGCAGCTTTTTTAGCATTATCTAATAAAAATGCTTTACCCATGCCCGCTGCAAAAATCCTAGTAAACCTAGTAAACTGTTCTAACCCTATAGCTCTAAAGAAAGTATTTGTAGCTTTTTTAGTACCCTCACTTGTATAATCTAACTCGCCAGCGCCTACAAATGTCTCCATCATTGCATCAATACCAACAACCCCTATATCTTTAGCTAACTGAGCAGCTTCTTCTTTATTATTAATCATATTAAAAATAGTTTTACTTGCTGTTCGTAATGCTCCAAAGTCTTTAGAACGTAGTATTGGCCCTGCTAAATCTGGGAAAGAAGCAAAAGTAGCAAAAGTTAAAAGGGTTCCTACATTAAAAGCTAACCCTATTTGATTAGCGCCTCTAAACATTCCACTAGAGATTGGAGTTACTTTACCTAACATAGCCATAACTGCTTTTTCAGCTAGCTCTCTTTGTTTAGGGTCTTGTATCTCACTAAGCAATTCAGCGATCCTTTCTGGCCCGCCTCTTTTATTTAACTCTGTTCTCTTTACTGTATTGTCGATATATTTTTGTAAAGCTCTGTGTGGCTCCTCTAACAGTTCTGCCTCTCTTAAACGTTCAGTAGGTACATTTTTGTAAAGAGCTGCTCTAGATTTTAATAAACCTATATTATATTTAGCGCCATCACTGTCTACTTCTATCTCATTAGATATATCTGCAAGTGTAGCCTCTACTGCTTCATTAGCTTCTTGTTCACTAAGGCCTTGATTAAACTCCATAAGTAATTCTACTAAAGCTTCTTTTTTACCAGTGCTGTCTGCTGCTATTTCATTAATTGCAAGAGAACGAGGGAAGAAGTTAGAAAGTCTATCTATTCCTATTTCTTGTAAATTTAATTTATCGTAGTGCTCAACCAACCACTGTCTGATTCGTTGTGCTTGTGGGCCTAACTCTTCTGTAGGTTTACTAGATTCTGCATCTAAAAGAATATTCATTTTGTCTTGCGTCATGTCACCAGTTTTAAACACGCCTAAAATATCCTGTATCTCATTCATTTTTGCTCTAGATTGAGTAACAGCTGCAGTAAGAAGCCCCACTTCTTCGGTAGTTTGAGATTGACCTCTAAACATTTGAGCTAATGCTTTACCTGGTTTACCATAACCCCTAAGCAGGTTATCTTTAGCAAATAAGACAGTTTTCATAAACTCACCTACACCAAGAACTGCTCCTGTTTCTTTTAATCTATTTACTGTTTGTTGTATTTTTTGTGGAGCTTTGGGGTCACCTAACGGTATCTCTTTACCTATCTTCTCTACCGTTTGTTGTATCTCTGCACTTGCTAAATACTTTGTCATAAAATGACCGGGGTCAGTGTTTATTCTTTTTAACTCTACTACATAATCAGCGAAAGCAGGACTTACTCCATATCTTCTAGTAGCAAAACCGCTAAACTCTTTTACAAAAGCTTGTATCTTACCTGCTAAACGTTTGAAGAAAGAATCTGTTTGGTTTTGTGCTTTTTTTGTTTCATCGAGCAAATAAGAACCTACTTGGTCTGACATCCATTCTGTAAACCCTTGTTCATCATTTGTATATTGAGCAGTGTCATTACCTTCCCTATCTTGATTAAATCCATCAAGCAAACCTTGTCTTAGTTTAGGTATATTTAAAGAGTTTTCTAATTGTTCTCTTACAAAAGAATGACCTATCTCATGAGCTACAACAAATGCCCTAGCTCCTTGTTCTGCTTTGTTAAGTCCCTCTCTAGTTTGCACAAGAAGAACATCAAAGTTTGTGCCTTCAATATTTAAACCTCTAGTAGATTCTCCGCTGTCTGGGGCTAGTCTTCTTAAACCATTTTGAACCCTGTTTAGTAAATCTGCATCTCCTTCTAAAGACTCTAAAGTAATATCTTCTGTGGTACTAAACACTCTATAGGCTTTCTTTAAACCTAATTTAGTACTAGCGATACGTTGAAAATCTGTAAGAAAAGTAGCATCTAAGTGTTGCTCAACCACACTAGTAAAAGAAACACCGGGTTTAGGGCCTGTTGCTCTTGTAGACCCTTTCGCGTAAGGATTTTTAAATAGTCTTTGATTAAACTCATCTTCTATTCTTTGGTCTGGAGTAGGTTCTGTTGCGCCTTCGGTTTCCCCTACTTCTTTTTGACCCTGTCCAACAGTCACTTCTGTTGCTACATTGGGCCCAACTAAAACTTCACCTTTTTCATTTTTTAAAGGCCTGCTTACCTGTCTACTTGTGTTTTGTTCTTGGGCTGATATGTCTTCTCTTGGATCAAAACCAGCTTCAAGGTCTCCACTTTTTACTTGGCTTTGTCTACCTCTTTGTAAATCATTTAAAGTAAACCTTTCTCTACCTTTATTCTTTGTATAAACAAAAGCTCCTGGGTCATTAAAAGTTTCACTGTTTACAAGTTTGCCGTCATAAAATAAAACGTAGTTGCCTTCTAAAGAACCTAAGATAAAAGCAAACCCATCTATAGCACTACCAAACTCATCTTGCGATAAACTTTCTCCAAAACGCCTTGCGAGAACTCTACCCTGATTAACAAGAGTTGGCATATCTATTCCTACAGGCTTATCCATCTCAGGTGTTTCTATTGTAAACCTGCTATTTCTTGCGTTTCTTTTTGCTCTATTTACTACTTTTGTTATATCTGCAGGACTGGGTTGAGTTACTCCTGGAGTGTAGCCCATGTTGTATTTAATTAAATTAAATCCACCTCTGTCAGTATTTTCATTAATTTTATAAAAAGCACCAGTTGGGTCATTTACATTTTCTTTTATAAAAGCTTTTAGTAAACTTTCTGAATATCTTTTTTTACTTATATCTTGGTCAAACTCTCTTTCAAACTCTGTTGGCACTAAAGTTCTAGCTTCTTCTACTAAAGCTTGATCGTAAGTTATATCGGTGGAGGGTATAGCCCAAACTTGGGTACCCTTTTGCCTAGGTGTTATGGGATCAAGAAAAGAACCTCTACCCTCTTCTACAGCAGTTGGTTCAGGGGTAAGTGCAAATATATTACCTAATTCTTCTTCATCTAATCCCTCATCCTGCATAGCGTCCATACGTTCTTCTACAACAGATTCTAAATCTCTTGTCTCTACAGTAAGACCGGGTGTTTTATTTATGTATGCTTCTGCTGCTGCTATGGCTTGCGCCTCTCCTTCTACAGAAGTTGACTGTTCCCAACGTGTAGAACCATCTTCATCTTTTACACGAACTGCTAAAGTGTCTTCTGACCTTCTTGGTCTAGTATAGCCTAAGTTACTAGCTAACCACTCGTCTAAAAGATTTTTATCCAAAACGTTTGCAGACATAACATTCGCAAATGCTTCTGCTACTTCAGGGTTATTAGTATAGATAGTGCCTACATCTGCTATTTCTACCGCTTGTACGTTTGGATATTTAGCTAACATTTCAGGTTCAAGTGTTTCCATAGTTTTTTCGTTTGCGTTAACTACGTAAACTAAATCTCTTCGTATAGTAGGACTATCCATATCAGCAAACTGTTTCTTTATATCAGCTTCGCTTTCCGCTAATACAGTTCCAGCTTTGTCAAGATCTTGCATCTCTGTTGTAAATGCAATCTCATGACCTTGCTTTGCTTGGTCGTACATCTTACCAGCTACGGCGGATGGAGTACCAATAGCTGTACCTACACCAAGACCCCCAAAAAACCCAGCAAATAAAGCATTAGCCCTATCTAGATTAGCCATAGTTTTTGTGTAACTTTCATCTATTCTAAATTTTTGTTGCACGGACAACTCTTCTTGTCCTGCTTCGGCTAGACCTTCAGCTACTGAAGTAGTAGCTGCTACCTGTGCAATCCTAGCTCTTTTACTTCTTATTGGAGCATCTTTTGCAGTATTTATGCCTTTAGGTTGTTTTCTTTTAAGCACGTTTGCTACAGATTTTGCTACAGCAACCTCACTACCTAAACCGATCGCTGCAAAACCTAAACCTTGCAAAGCAGATTGAAAGCCAGCTTCTTGGTCTATCATGCCTTGTTCTCCAAAGTCACCAAAAGCAATACCTTGTCCCATAACTTGTTCTTGAGACCCAGCGCCTGTCAAAGCCCCTACTGTGGCTCCTCTACGTAAACGTTTATTACGAACACTTGCATAAAGATTTTTAATTAGGGTTTCTTCGTCTGGAGTAAGGGGGTCAAGTTTAGTAGGTCTTTTTTTAACTTTGTTTGCTTCAAGAGCTATAAATTTATTTACAACTTTCTGAACTTCTCTTTTGGTATAAGCTTCTTTTGCTACGCTTTGCGGAAGAATAGTTTTTTGTAAAGCCTTTGTTCCTACTTTTCTACTAACGCCAGCTGTTATAGCTGCACCAGCTCCAGCTCCCGTCATTGCTAAACCTATACTAGCTACAGCAGAGGGTACGAATTGACCGGTTGCAGTTATTGCTTGGTTAATAAAACCACCAAAGGTGGGTTGGTCTAAAAACTCTTCGAAAGTTTCTGCTCCTGCTAAATAAGGAGCTCCTGCTTGTTGTATGAGTTGAGCTTGGTTTAGAGCGCTTTGGGCTTTTTCTTCATTGCCCATGATAGCAGCTAAAGACCCTTTAAAATTAACTATTTGAGCTTGGGTGTTGACTACACCAGTATCTACTGCAGCTTTAAATAATTGTACGGGATCATCTATTGGTACTATTTCAGGAGAGGTATCTTGTATCGCCCCTCTACTAGCTACTGCGTTATCAGGAACGAATCGATTACTTGCACCTGCCCCTGCAATCTCATTAGTCTGTTTCTTCGATACCATTTTCTTGAATATAATAAAGAATTAGATTTCTAGCAAAAGCATTTTCATTTGGCCCACCAAACCTGTAAGTGAAATTTTTTGGTTTTAAACTACCTTTTGCTTCTCTTTCGCTACCGGGCGGAGTAAAGTAAATTTCTGCTATTGGGCTGTCTGGATCTCCTGGGTCGACCCTTCTAAATCTAACATTATCAATAAGATTACCTATGTTTTGTGGATCACCAGGTGCAAAAAGATCACCAACCCAATCAGGAAAATCTACTGATTTTTCTTGATCTACTGCTTGTGCAAACAATACACCCGCTACTCCTTTTAAAGAATCACGAACTGTTGTAGTAGCTTCTCCTGTTATGACGTATTTACCATTCCTAAACTCAAAGCCGGGAGCTCCAGGTAGTCCTTTTATTTCATTTACTAGATTAGAGACAAGAGCTCTATCTTTAGGAGTAAAACGTTTAAAATCACCATCTTCATCAAACACTGTATCTATAAAACTTTTTTCAGCATCTAAAAACGTTTGATTTAAACTTGCAACCTTTTCGTTTTGGCTATCGTAATAGTTTTGAAGATCGATTGCAGTGCCTTGTTGAGTTCTAGTAATAGTAGCTTGAGTGCTAAGAACTGATATGTAATCTTTTAATGCAGAAGAAAAGTTCTGTTGGTTATCATAAGCAGCAAACATTATTGCGGTATCAAGAGCTGTAACTCCTTTGGCTTCAGGAGTACCAAATGGTATCTTTTTTAAATCTTCTTTTGTTTCAACGCCAAAATCAGTTATGACTTGTCTTATTCTGTTTACCAAATCTCCATCTTGACTAAGTGCTCTTAAACTTTTTTCGTTTGCTTCAAAAAAAGTTTGTACTTCTTCTGCAGTAGCATCTGGTTTTAATTCACCCTGTATCTCAATATCAGGGACAGAAGTAAGTTGTGGTTCTTTAAATTCAAGTTCTTTAATTTTATCTTGTATAAACTTGTTTGCAGCATTTAAATTAAATCTATTTCTAGGACCTTCTAAAAAGTCTTGTCTACTAGAACCTAAAGCTTCTAGCGTCTTATTTATATTTTTTGCATTTTTACCTTCAGAGGCTCGTTCTATGTCTTCTGTTACTTTCTTTAAATCACCTTCACTAGTAGGAATATTTGGCACCCCTACATCTTGAAGAAACTTGGTAGCCGTTTCTTGACTAAAAGTTGTGCCTTTTCTAGCTATTTGCCTGTCTGTCAGGCCTTCTGTAGTTTCAAAATCTGGTATGGTTTTTGGACTAACAGCTGTTTGACTATCTTTTCTTTGTTCTAGTCTTTTTTGTAGATCTTCTCCTATACTAACTAGTTGAGCATTTGCTTCTTGTAAATTTATATCAGGATCATCATCTATTGCAGAGGCGACAGCCCCTGCTTCTGTTACAGGGTCGTCTACATCTTCTTGGCCTCCTAAAGGTTCTCCGGTTACAAGATTTTTTGGTCCTGATCTTGCGATACTTTGCGCCATAACAGCAGGCCCTAAATTGGGGTAAGCTCTATATTTCGCTATTGCAGCATTTCCTTGAATCAAAGTTTTAAATTCTTTTTCTGATAAATTAGCAACTAAATCATTAGGATCATCTGAAGCAAACCAAGTTTTAGGAGCTAATGCTCTTGTGTCTGGTCTTCTAGTAACTATACTCTTTGTACCGTCGGGGTTATCTTGGAACCCTTCTATAACCCCTAATTTATCCATACCCTCTTTAGTATCTGTGAATTGTCTAAATTTATTAGAAGAATTTAAAAGAGCTACAATGTCATCTTGATAAAGATACATACCGTTGTCATCTTTACTTACCAACTTTTTAAAATCAACAATATGATTATCTGGATTAACTAATCCTTTAGCTAAAAGATTATCGTAAAAAGTAGAATCTTGAAGTTGTTGGTTGGTTCTTCTTTCAGTTTTTAAAAGTTCGGCTTGACGCGCTTGTGCATCAGTTGGTCCAAGTAACCTTTGTAAAATAGCCATTATATCAACGCACCTAAAATAGCGCCACCTAAGCCCATCATATTACTGTGGTGTTGAGCTTTTGCATTTTTATAAGCTGCTGCTCTTTGCGCTGCCATAGCTGAAGCGTCTCCCAACCCACTTAAGGAACTTTGATTTACGCCTTGCCCGATACCTATAAGTTCATTTAGTAAAGCATTGTTGACTTGTCTTTGTTGTATCCTAGCATTATTTAAAGAACCAGTAAGACCTAATTGCCCTCCTAGTTGTAAGCTCCTCTGTTGTTGTTGTCTTTGCGCATTTGACAGACCAGCTCCGCCATATCTTTCTATGTTTCGCTGTTGTACTTGTTGAGCTATTTGATTTTGTCTCATTTGATCTTCTCTAGCTTGATCCATTAGAGAAGTATCATCTGTAGCTTGTAATAATTTTTCTTCAAAATCTCTAAAATTATCAACAAAATCCATATAATCCTGTCGGGTTATTTGAGCAAAAGTTTCTTCTGGATTTGATACCGCAGGTAAGTTGCTTATAGAGTCTCTATGTCCAGGTCTGTGCGCCATTATCTTCCTCCAATTCCTCCAAACCCACTGTAAAAACTTCCTACTGGAGCACCTGGATCTGGTCTATTGTCATCTTCTTCCGTATCAACTTGTCCAGTAGTATTTCTAAGTTTTTTTATAACATCTCCAGATAAATTAGAAGCAAATCTAAAGTTAGCATTCCTTCTTGCTTGTTTAGCTCTTGCAAACTCCAGTTGCTTACTTGATTCTATTCTTGCAGCTCTTGACAAACCAGACTGAGCATCAGCCTGCATACCTCTAGCATTTTTAAGTACATTTACTTGGTCGCCTCTTTGAGCTGTCAAGCCTTGTACCCTACCTTGAAGTTGTTGTGCCCCAGCTGCTGAAGCTAAATCTGCTGCTGCATCTACAGATTGAGCGGCTCTTATAGTAGGCCTACCACTTAAAGCTTGCATAGTATCAGCTTGAGCCCTACCGGTAGCTACACCTGAGTAGTCTTCTGTCATAGATCTATCTCTAAGTTCTGTTAACTTAGGTAAATATTTTTCTCGAAAATAGTTTTTTTCAGCTAAAGATACAGAAGCAAGAGCTTTTTCTTGCTCACTTGCTTTATACTCTCCTGCTTTTGGTTTACTGCTCATTTAACTTCTTTCCTATATATTCGTGTGTCTAACCCCCATCCTATTTCTTCTGTGTACGATTCCATCTCTGGTACTCGTGATCTCGCTTCGAGATACTTACAACCGGTTTCCATAGCAAGGTCATTAAACCAATCATTGTGGGCTAACCAGTTATGCCCACCTTTTTCATAAGTATACGCTATCCATAGCAGTAATGTCTTGTCCTTTGTAAACTGATCTACTTCTACAGTCAGCACCAAAAAACCTACAGGAGAAGTATATAGAAAAGCCCTTTCATTAACACACTCACTGTAAACATCTTCAGGAAGAAAAGTGAGGTAAGGATTTTCGGCTAGTATTTGTTCTATTCCAGGCTTTACAATGTTCCACGTGGAACGTATATCAGCAGGTTTAGGGTCTATATATACATCAATAGTCGATTTCTTTTCCGTACCTTCCATACCGTCTCCTTGGCATTCCGATTCCTTTGTACTTAACAGTTCTTTTTACCCCAAGGTCTCCGCCTCGGGCTCTTAATTCTGCTTGTTTTGTTTCTACATTAAACTGAAATAGGTATTCTTGTGCTGCACCTATATCAGTCCATTCTCTGTTTGGCATACGCAACAATCTGTAAAGAGTCCCATATATAATTGCGTCTCTATATTGATTAGATATTGTAGTATCTATATTGTTACTAGTTCTAGTTGGTTTTAAAGCTAAACTGACTATGACTTGTTTAGCACCACTTGGCACAGGCACTATCCAGAACGTGGTAGGAGTTTTTTGTAAATATACATGCGGTTGGCCTGTTTTATCTCTCCAATCTGGATAATTTAATTCTAAACTACGTGGGCTTATAGGATCCATGTCATTGCCATCATGTGTCATTAACAAAACTTGATGAACTTCAGTAGCTACTGGTATATCAAAATCATACTCATAAACACCTGCTATAGTGTTAAAAGGGTCCATGTCTAAAATATAAGCTTTTGACCTTTCACAAAATTCTATAGTTGCTGAACGCAAATTTTGTTCTACTAAGGTATCAGGACACATGGGCACATAAGGTAATACTTCTTTTATTAAAGAAGAATAAGCTGCCATTTTTAATTACCTCGTTGCTGCATTATTTTTGGGACAGATCCTATATTAGAAACTGGGTCATTGTTAGGGTCTACTAACATTTGAGATTGCCCTCCTTGTCCTATGCTAGCTGTAAATAATTGATAATGTTGTCCGGCTCTTTGGCTATTTGCAGCATACTCTGCATCTTTCATGTATGCTCTGTATAGAACAAAATCTACAATTGCATTACCATAAATATCATCTACATCTATAGTAGAACTTGCGCTACTTAAATCTGTAGGAGATTTAGAATAAACAATTTCTACGTAAGCATTACCCGCTACACCTGGGTACACATAAAATTTTCTTGGATCATCATCGTCAAAAACATAATGTTTAACTGTAGTACCATGTGCAGCATCGCCACTTACGCTTGGGTTATTCCAATCGGGCTCTTGAGTATTAAGAATATCGGAATTTACTAACCTAATCGCTCTGGCCCCTGTAGCACCCCCAGAAGCATCAGACATATTTCTAGTTACTTTAATTAATCGTAACCCTTCTGTGGGCAGCGATTGTAAAGTGCCTGTAACTAATTGCATGTTAGCAGTTTTTGATGAAGCACCGGGCTTAAAATTTACAATTTCTCTTTGCGCATCATTTATGTACCTAAGCAATTCTGCTTCTGGCCATCTAACACTTGTAGTATCTTGTAGAGTATCTTGTACTCTAGTTATTATATTAGCGCCTGTAAGTGTCCCTGCCATTAGTCATCCTTTATTGTGCTGCTTTTAAATCTTCAATTAAAGCTGATTTCTTTTTACGTCTATCTAATTCTATACCAATAGTACGACCATACTCTTCTAATTGTATTTTAGTCATACTTTCAAAGTCTGGTGAAACAACTGTTTCTGCAGTTTCTACTCCTGGCATGTCTTCTATTACAACTTCTTCTACTGGTTCTACTGGTTCTACTGGTTCTACTGGAGCAGGCTCCATTGCTGGTACCTCTGACTCTTGCACTTCTGTACATCCAGCTTGTAAACAAAGCAACCCTAAGTCTTTACCAACTTGTCTTGGTTCTCCAGCTACTAAATGTATAGTAGCGCCCCAAGTAGATGCTACTGTTATATCATCATTTGAAACTATCCACATAATTTTACTCCTTAAAAATGGGTGGCTTTAATTAGCCACCCATAAAATATATCACAATTAGAATGCAACATCTAACGCAACAACCCCAAAGTCTTCAACCTGACCAGTTACGTCAGAATTGTACTTAGGTTTCTTGAGTCCGAATATTTTCCCAATTGATATACCGTTTTGGTTTCCATAGTCAAATGTATCTTCAACTATTTCAGGAATACCAATATCAGCCATTGCTAATGATTGAGCACCACAGAATAAACATCTTGAGTAGTTTACATCTGCATTAGCTCCACCTTTATAACCAGCAGCACCAGCATTTGATGATGTACCGCTTGTAGCACCAGACGTGTTAAACACGTGTCTGAACTCATGTACCATGATTCCATCAACCATTAAGCTTGATGAACCAGAGAATAAGCTTGACTGAGGACCTCTGATACCAGCTTGTCTTACGTTAGCAAGAAAATCTGAATCAAGTTTTAAGTCAGCCATTACTTGTGGTGTTACGAAAAGATGGAATGTCTCATCATTACCTTCGCCTCTTAGTCCTCTGATGTACTGATCTTTAGCATAAGCTTTTAGATCAACGATAGCGCTATAGCTTAGTTTGTCAGCTGCAGCAATTGCAGTAACATCACCAGCTACGATACCGTTTGTAGCATCAAATCTTCTATGTCTATTAGAAGTAGGAGCAGATACATCACTTGAGAACGCAAGATCACCAAGATTCTGTCCAGAATTTTGAACAGGTCTTAATGCACCATTGTTCTTAAGTGTATAACCGATACCACTTAGACTTAAGAATGCTAATTGGTCCATTCTGTCAGCCATTGCATAAGCAAGTGCATCTCTAGAATGTTCCCTAAAGTTCACAACTGATTTTTGATCATTCATTCTACCTGAAAGTCTGTTCGCAAATCTTAGTTGATCAAGTTGTACAACAATGTCGAAAGCTCTTAATGACTCTTCATTACCCTCTAAAGTATTGTCTCCAACTATACCATCACCAGTCATATCGGCTAAAAGTGTTAATACAGCTCTAGCTCCTTTTTCTGATTGAGTAAGCTCAGATATAATCTGAACCATAGAATTGGATCCGCTACCTGCGAATTGGTTGATGAAGGACATATTTCTAGCGACACGCCAAAAATCACGCGACCAGATCGTTAATTGTTCACTGGTCAACGCAGCAAAATTAGTATTTGCCATGATAATTCTCCTTATCAAAGTTGTTAAAAACCAGTCGTCTTTTGGAGCGACTACCTATCCGTATACCCGTTATCGTGGGGGGGACGCTCTCGTTATTTGCGGAATACGACTCCGGTTAGTTTTACGCTCTAACAAGCGAAAAACGATTTTTTACAGGAACGACCCTGGTAAGATATCGCTCTTACGTGCGAAGTTCTTTTAGTTATACCACAGTTTATCCGAAATCACCACGCATTCTTTTTAAAGTTTCTGCGGGTAATGCATCAAACTCTTCTGAGGACAATACATCTAAATCTATTTTTTTCTCAACTTTATTTTTTCCTTTTAATGTAGGAGGTTGAGATTCAGCAGCTTCTAATTTTTTAGTTGTGTTAGCTACTTTTTTCTTTTCTACTATTTTTTCACCAACTACATCTTTTTTTGGTTCTTCGTTGTTTGTAGGTAAAGTAGGTTTAATTACATACTTAGCAGCTTTATCTAAAGCATCCGCTCCAGAAAAACCTTGTATTATAAATGCGTCTCTTAGATCCATAACTTCTTGTGTTAAGTCAGCATTATAAGTAGCGCTTGTTTCATCTAGCTCTGGATGAGCAGTTTGTAATTCTACAGCTTTATTTTGTAGAGCTACAGCTTCTGTGCTTTGTTGCACAGTTTGACCCATACGTTCTTGTACTTCAAACAACATAGATTGACGCTCTGCATCTCTAATTTCTGATCTTAAAGCAGCAGCTTTTTCAGCTTCTCCATTTAAAATATGTTCTTGATACGCTATTTCTTTTGCAGCAAAATCGTATTCTGGTGCTTTGTCTATTTTTTCTACAGGATTAGTTGCTTCTTGTAGTTGTTTAGCTAAAGCTTTTTGTTTAGCTAGAACCTCATCAAACCTAGATTTTGGAATCATAGG